CTGTAACTAGAAAAACTATAATTAGATATGTTGAGAGACATATAAATGATAAAGAATTTGATAATTTTAAAAAACATTACATAGAGGAGGAGCTTTAAAGCTCCTTTTTTAATCAACATTTAATATACCAGCTTTATCTGGTGGCGTATTTCTCGAAGGTTGTTCATTAAATTACGAAAATTTTGGTAAAACTGTTCAACCTGGATTACCGAATATCACAGGAGAAATTTATGGTGGCCAAGGTTCTGATGGAGCTACCGGCACTGGTATGGGTATATTTCGTGATAGTTGGGGATGTTTTTCTAATCGTAATTCAAAAAAGTGTTGTCCAGCACAAGCCACGACTGGCTGGGCAGAATCGATGAGTAATTTAGCATATTCTAATATCTATATTAATGCCTCACAATCCAATTCAATTTATGGTAATTCTTCAACAGTTCAACCTTTTAGTGTATATACATACTATTGTATTAAATACTAATAGTGTATCACATAATACATTTTAACACTTGCTGGATAAACAGATGTCGCTGCATCTGCATAGATACTGTTTGACAAAGAAGCATCAAACCCAATCCAAGTTCCTTTAGATGTACTGTTATCTGTTCCAATATTATAACTGGTTTCATAATCATAAAAAGCTCCAGAACTACTACTTACATTAAATAGTGGAAAACCCTGACCGGAGTGAGTACCTATTGTACCTTTAATATTAGGAAGAGCACCATTACTTGTTGCACCTAATGGTCTACTTGAATTATTATCATAACAAGGAATGCGATATATCAAATTAGGTAAATTAAATGTTGAATTTCCGTCCCCTTCTCCATATGTAGTCCCAATAGCTGCAAATAAAGAACTATAGGTTGTTCTTGAAATAGCAGAACCATCACATAATAAATAACCATCAGGAATAGTAGTTCCAGCGAATGGAATAATTGAACCTACTGGCATACTAGCAACAACATATCCACCAGCTTTAGAACCGTCATGAAGTCTTATATTACCTGCCTGTGTGTCAGCTGTAATTTCTCCAGCTAAACCTGTATAAGCATTATTTTGTGCTGTTGTACCACGATATAATTGAAGGTGAAAATTGTTGCTCATTATGCTATATCCCTAATTAAAAATTTTTGATTTTTTTAAATTTTTTGAAAAAATAGCCCTTTTTCTAGCTATTTTAACACCAGTTTTCATTATTTATAGAACCATATTTATTCTAATACTTAAAAATATATTTAACTTTTAATACTATTATAAACTATATCAAATCAACATTTAATATGCCTAATTTTAATAATAGAACATTACAAGGTTCAGGAATAAATAGTCTAGGCGTAACACTTGATGCAGGACTTCCAAATATTACTGGTACTTTTAACATGGCTGGTTATAATGATAAATCATCATCTTTAATAGCATCAAGTCCAATAAGTGGTATGATAAATAGAGGAGATATATTAGTTACTGATAGCGGTTGTAATTATACTAACAATTCTGGTAAAAGATATCAATACAATTTAAATGCTTCTTGGTCAAATTCTATTTACGGTAATAGCACGACAGTTCAACCGCCTGCACTTGTAGTTAATATATGTATAAAATATTAACATTTAATATTCCAGATATACAAATGCCTTATGGAAATTCTATTGAAGTTTTTACAGGTTTAGATAACGGTTATGTATATTCTACAACTCCAGATAGCTTACATTTTCGTTTGAAAGCAGGTACTGGTGGTTTAATTGGTGAATATAGTATACTTGGTATTACATCTTCTACAGATTCGAGTAATGTAAATGTCGGTATTCGTCAATCATCAGCAAGTGCTGGTTCAGCAGTTAGTGTCTATCCATCTAACTTATATGCTAATTTAGCAAAAAATACAATTAATACAATAATTAGATTTTAGTATTTTATAATCATCTTAGACATATATGAATTAGAATTATCTGTTATTAAATTTAAAGGATAAATTCTTAATTCATCAGTTACTTGTGAAGTATCAATGCCAGATAAAAAACAAGAATCTGCTCGTAATGCTGAACTAATTCCTGTCCCCATTGGTGTTAACATAAGTATATGTCTATATTGCTGACTTGTTTGTTGATAAGTGTTAAATCTAAAACCTATATCAGGTGTTTGATAATTCATTTTATTGTAATCATCTGTAACCTTAATTTTTTCATATTCTGAATTATACAAACCTAATAAAGAAGGTATATTAAATGTTGAATTTTAATATCTAATAAGTGCTGAAACTACTATATTTCTTGGTCTGATATATGTCATTCCATCTCTATATACTGAACTACATCGAGAAGCTGAAAAATCTATAAAATACATATATTCTGCACTAGACCCTCTATCCCATACTTCTTTTGTTTTACTTGGAAAAGAAGAAAATGGACCAGATTCCCAAGCTTGCCCTTTTAGATAAGGGATTTGACCAAATCCACCACTAATATTAGGAATAAAACCGTCAGACTTTTCACCTAAAAAATCTGTATGACTGTAAACAAAACTTCTCGCTTCAGCATCAGGTATATTAAATGTTAGTATTTAATTAAAGATTTAACTATAATATTTCTTGGTCTAATATAAGTTACATCATTTTTATATACTGTACTACAGCGTGCAGCAGAAAACCATATAAAATACATATGGTTTGAATTATTTTCTCTTTTATAAGGTTCTACAGTTTGACTTTCTTCAGAATAAAAAGGTCCAGTTTCCCAAGTTCCACTTGAACCTCGCATAAAAGGAAATAAACCGACTTTACCATTGATATTTGGAATAAAACCATCGCTTGTTTCACCAAGATAAGAACTTTGAGCTGAATAAACAAACGAACGAGCTTCTGCATCAGGCAAATTAAATGTTAATATTTGATTACATAATACATAAATGTACCAGAAGGAATAACTTGTGTTGTATTACTATCTCCATAAATAGATGAACAAGTTGAAGCGTCAAATACTTTATAGTGAATATAACCAGCTGTACCTGTTTGCCAATGTGTTGAGGATGAAGAATAATATACAAATGGTGGTTTTATATCAGTTTCACCTTGTGTCGTTAAATATGATTCCGCTTTACCTTTAATGTTAGGTAATCGTCCATTTGTTATTATACCAATCCATTGTCTAGTGTTCGTGCCAATAGGTAAAGCATTTGCAAAATGAGGTATATTAAATGTTAATATTTTATTATTACATAGCTAATATATTGAGATAAATAATTCAAATCTGCTTTAATAGAATTAGAATTTATATAAATAGCGTTGTTACCTGTTGATTGATATAAATCATCTGTATAAATTCTAGCATTATGACTATGAACAGCTGAATTATCACTTTCTGCAAATATTGAACAAGCATAAACATTATTGCTATCATATACTTCAAATGGTGTTCCAGATGTTCCATCCCATATTACAGGTGCATATCTTCCAAAATTAAACAATCCATTTGGTATATTAAATGTTAGTTTTTTTATAAATTGATTTGTTCATGAAAATATGTTATTACATTATGTAGTTTATGAAAAAATCCACTTTTATATGTTACAATAAAACCTATTATAGCTCCTATTGATATAACTATATTAAGTATTGTATCTATTATTTCTAAATTTTCTTTAGTTGAATCTTTCATATTAAAAAGAACCGTTATTTCTAACGGCTCTATTATATCTTTTTATTATATCTTTACCACTTTTTGAATGTTACTACAGGTTTATCTGTTAAATCATCATAATCACCACTTGTAGCAACTGTAGCTAAACCACTCACATTACTTGCTGCTACTTTATTGCTTGATGTAATTTTGGTCTGGTATGTAGCTGAAATATCAGGAATATCAGAAGCTATTAAATCAGCACCACCAGTAACAAGACCCTTAGAATCATATGTAATTTTACATTTTGTTGCACCTGTAATAGCAGTATTTGCAGCCACTGCATTTACATCATTTGCAGTTAAAGTAATATCAGAGCTTAAGGCTTTATTATTAATTTTTCTTGTATTCGGTACATAATTTGTAGGAATACTATTATCTACATAGCTTTTAATAGCTTTTTGAGATGGGATTGTATAATCAGAATTACTAGATAACGTTGTATCAGTATCGAGATTAAAAAATTTACCTTTTACCATTGATTTTTATCCGTGCACAAATAAAATAAATCGATTTATATTCCTATCTTTATAGAACCTGTATTTATGTTTTCTTTAATCAACTAGACAATTATATAATTAAGATATAAAAAGAGAGTCATATTTCAGACTCTCTTATTTTCAATTCAAATTACTATTGAATTAGAACAATACTTTAGCTGTATAAGTATTAGCAGCAACCGCAGTTGAAGCATTAAATGTAATTGTAGCGGCTTTTGTACCGTATACAATATTCATTTCAACTTGTTCACCTGTAGCTGTTTCAATAATAACAATATTCATTGGATCAGCTGGAAGACTATTCAATGACCAAGTAGCTGTTCCAGAAACCGGAGTTATAGCTGCATTCTTATATTCAGCTTTTGTACCAGAAATGCTATTTTCAACAAATGTAGCAACAGCTTTTTCTGTAGCAATTACACTGTCAGAAGCACTTGCAGAAGCACGAACTGAAGTAGCGAAAGATTTACCAGAATCTTTCGTATTACCAGCTGCATCCCAACTAGCAATGTTGTTTTCAACAGCAGCACTAACTTTATCTTGTTTTTTATCTAATTCTGTACGAACAGCTTTTTCTGATGGTAATTTTGTATCAGCGGCAGAAGAAGCAGCAGCAACAGTTGTAGCAACTGTACCAGACTTAAAGTTAGTTGTTGTTAAGTCAGAGATTGTGTTATCATCAGCATCAATTGTTTTATTTGTCAATGTTTGAGCAGCATTCAAACGAACAATATCAGCAGATTCAGTATTATCAATCTTTTCAACTTTACCAGTTAATGAACCACCAGCTGCAACATCGGCATTAATTAACAGATAGTCACCTGCGTTCCATTCAATACCGCCGATTGTCTTAGGACCAGTACCTTTTACATAGAATAAGGCACCTTTTGTTTGTGGTAATGTAATACCAGAGAAGTCAGTAGCTGATGTAATATCCCATGTACCAGCATAATGTACACCACCTGTAACAGCAGCATCGATAGCAGCTTTAACTGCACCAGATGTTACAAGGTTTGTAGAATCAGCTGTAACATTTGTATCAACTTTAGCACCAAATTCATGATTTGTACTATCATATTCTAAGTAATTAGCTGATGTAGATTTAATAGCTAATTCAGAAGAACCAGTTACCAAACCTTTAGCGTCATAAGTAACAACTGTACCTGTACCAGCGGTAATAGCAGCATTTTTAGCTACTTTACTATCTAATTGATCTTGAATTGAAGAGGTAACACCATCAACATAATTTAATTCAGTTGTTGTTAATGTAGCACCATCCAAAATGTTTAATTCAGAAGCATCAGCAGTTACACCGTCTAAGATATTTAATTCTTCTGTAGAAGCTGTAATACCATCTAATACATTAACTTCGGTAGCTGTAGCAGTAACATCAGAGATTTTAGCCAGCGTTAACGAAGGAATATCAGAGGCTGTTAAGTCAGCACCAGCAGTTACCAAACCTTTAGAGTCATAGGTAATCTTGCATTTTGTAGCACCAGTAATAGCTGTATTACCTTCAACTTTAGCATCTAATTGATCCTGAATGCTAGAAGTAACACCATCTACATAATTTAATTCTTCTGTAGAAGTTGTAACACCATGCATAATATTTAATTCAGCGGTAGTAGCTTCAATGCCATCTAATACATTAACCTCATCAGCAGAAGCTGTAACATCAGTAATTTTTGCTAAATGTAATGACGGAATATCAGCTTCAGCTAAATCAGCACCGGCTGTTACTAAGCCTTTAGCATCATAGGTAATTTTTGTATGAGTACCAGCTGTGATAGCCGCATTCTTTTCAACTTTATTAGCTAATTGAGCAGGAGTAACAGCTTTATCTGTAGCAGTACCAGCAGCAATTTCAGTAGCATCAGCAATTTCGATGATACCTTTTGCACTTGTAGAAGCTTCAGCAACAGCAGCTTTCAAACCATTTGAATTAGCTGTTAAAGTAACATTACCTGCATTTGCTCCACTAGCAATTTTGATTTGAACATCACGAGAACCAGAAACCTGTTCAACACCGTTTTTAAAGGTATAGTCACCAGCAGCATTAATCCACGCAGTACCATTCCAATAAAATTCAGCCTTAGCTACTGTGTCATAGTAATGTTGACCTTCTTTCGGATTTTCCGGAGCAGAAGCCAAATTCTGAACAACAGCATTTTGCAGTTCGTTACCGTTAAGATCAATATCAATTAAAAATTTTTTAGACATATGTCTTTCTCCATTTAAAATTTAATTTGACTATTGTATATACAATTTATAAATTAGTTTAAATACGCTTTTCCTTTGAAAGCCCCATTAAATGTTATAGTAACAACATTTTCATTGTTATATAACACATCTCCTACTACTACAGTACCCGCTGAGGTAACAACTGTAACACTAGGATGTTTCCCTAAGTTATGTTCAATAACCCAGGTGGACATGGCTTTACCAGGTGCAAATACGAAAGTTCCACCAGAACCTCCTGAGTCAGACATAGGTACCCAATATTCATTAGAGGTACCATTTTTTAAAATATATACCTTATCCGTTTCAGAAACATACACCGCCATACCAATTTTACGACGTTGTGATGTTATTGAATCTCTTTCTGCAATTGTAGCAACTTCTCTCCAACCACCCTTTCCATATTCAGAATAATGTGTAGGAAATTCGTCTTCAGTTGTAAATGGTACAATACCTGATGCTACATTTGTACCTGGAATTTTGCTCATGATATAAAATACTCCACTTCGATATTAGAACCAGTTTGGATATTATTAGACCTATAAATAGTGTATTGAGATTTATATCCACTTGCATTCGTTAAGAGTATGTGTGACTCAACCATATCACTGAATACAAATCCATTAATCTTAAAATTAATAACATCATCATATTTTGATGGTGATATTACATAGAAATATTTACCCCCTGAACAATCGAATGTTATTACATTTTTATCAGTCGATTCAAATTCTTTTGACATAATGATAATTTCTTGATTATCTAAAACAGTTGAACTTGAACTTCCCCAATAAAGATATTGTTTAAATAATATATCAGTTGAACTAGTTGCAGAATGTTTACCATCACTTACCATAATAGTATAAGTAGTATCTTCTGTAATATTTACATCTTCAGCTGTATATGCTCTTAAATTCTTATCTACTGCGCCAATTCCAGGTGTAATAGCTTGAGCTGTTATAATTTTATTGATTTCCCAAGACAAATTAACATCTTTTATAATCATACCTTTTTCGTATGTTTGGCCACCATGTAATGTTACTTCCGGTTTCTTATATAATAATAAATCAAGAGCTTCTTTTACATTCGACAAAGTGTAATTTTCATTTGTATATTTTATATATTCAGCACTTAATTCAGTTTGAAGAATTTCATCTAATTCAGCATGAGTAACATAATCACCAGCAGAACCAGTATTTCCTATATATTCAAAATATGTATCTAACCATACATATTCATCATAGTAATTATGTTCAATTGGTAAATTTATATTATAATCACTTTCATCCTTTGGAACTAAGTATAATATATTATCTTCACCAACTTCTGGTAATTCATCTACTATTAATACTTGAAAAGAATGAATTTTACTAATTAATTCGTCTACTTCTTCTTTTGAATAAGTATCTTCTATAATTTTTATAAAATCTTCTGTAAATACAGGAAATTCTTTCGCACTTTCAGTATTACCTTTTCCTTCACATATCTCTAAATATGTATGCACACCATCGCCAAAGACATACCATAACAAGCACGAACGACCAGAATCTTCTGGATAAAATGCATAAGCTTGAGTGTCGAGAGGTATTACTTGAGTGTAGTACTCACCCCCCTCTTGATAGTCTGAAATAGGACGTATAAAACGATGTATTACTCTATTTTGACCAATTGCCATATTCGATTACTCAATAAATTTTTGCAAAAATATTTCTTATTAGTTTAGAACTTATCAGTTATTTTGTTAGATAAATCGTTAAACTACGCTTTAACAACTGTATAAACAGTATGTCCGTCAATTATTTCTGATGTTGTAGTATAACCATCAGCACAGAAGTTAGTATGTTCACCTTCAGCTACACAATCATGTGGATCGAAATCCCAGAATTTACCACCTTTAACAATGATTTTAGCTGTACCGGCTTGATAATTAGTGTCTTTACAATTTAATAAATAGCGTT